CTGGGGTGATGACTTCTGGACTCTCCATGCCGACATGAAGGTGGCACGGGGCAAACTCAACGCCAACCTTGCAGCACTCAAATCGACGCTCAAAGCCGACAACATGATCATTGCTCTTAGCGATGTCGGTAACAACTTTCGCAAGAACCTGTCTCCTGACTACAAGAAGCACCGCAAGAAAAAGCGTAAGCCAGTCATTTACTACGAACTCCGTGAGTTCTGTGAAGATGTCTACGAGTGTGTTTGCTGGAACAATCTGGAAGCCGATGATGTCCTTGGCCTGCTGTCTGACTCGTATGTCAGTTCAACAATTGTGACCATCGACAAAGACTTGCGGACCATCGCGGGCAACCATTACAACCCAATGAGGCCAGAAGAGGGCGAAATATGGGTGGATGGTAAAGAGGCTGATTTCAACTTCTACAAGCAAACCCTGATGGGGGATCTGGTGGATGGCTACAAAGGCTGTCCCGGTATTGGCCCCAAAACGGCTGAACGCCTGCTCAAAGAGCATGGTTCCTCGTGGGAAACAGTCCGTGACGCATACCTAAACGCTGGCGAGACAGAGGATTACGCTCTCCTTCAGGCTCGCATGGCTCGGATCCTCCGTCCCGGCGAGTACAACGAGCGAACTGGAGAACCAATCCTATGGCAACCGTGAACCGTGCTGAACTACTGCAAATCCATTCTGAGGTCTGTAACAAGGCCAGACGGCTTATGGAACGCAAAAACCATGACTATAGCGGCGGGGACAACCAAGAAGACCCATTTCTCAACTTCACAAGGGTAGAAAAGTTAGGAATCACCACCACAGAGCAGGGCTTCTTGGTTCGGATGACTGACAAAGTCAGTAGACTCATCACGTTCTGTCAGACTGGAACCTTCAAGGTAGAGGACGAAAAACTTGAAGATACCATTACTGACCTAGTTAATTACTCCATCCTCCTGTACGCCTACTCTATGGGCACTAATAAGGACACCTCTACGGAATGAACGATTCAAATACCCCCTCAAATGACATTCCCAGCGAATTTCAGTCAGGTAACTGGCCTGCTATTCCTGAATCAATTATTACTCGTTTGAACGAGTGTTTCCCCGAACGATCCGCTGATTTGACATGGGACGAGAAGCAAGTTTGGTTTGCGTCCGGTCAGAGAAGCGTTGTTCGCTTTCTCAATCAAGTGTTCTTAGAACAGAACGAAACAGTCCTATAAGGAGTCAACTATGTGTGTAGGTGGTGGTGGCGGTGGTCGCCCTTTATTTCAACCGACCCCCATAACTCCCGTGGCTCCTCCAATGCCTCCGGATCAAATCAACTTGCAGGGTGTTCCCACTATGGCTCTCCAGCAAATGATGGGACAGGCTCGGGCAAAAACTCAGTCAGAACTGCGTCGTGGTAACCGTCGTTTGGGTAGCCGACGCATGATGACTATTCCAAAGAGTAACTATTGATGTATCAGACAGGCACTATGAGAGGACAGTACGAGAGAATGGCAGCACGCCGCTCTATGTACCTTGACCGTGGGCGTGATTCGTCGCGTCTCACCATTCCGACATTGCTGCCTGACGCTGGTAACAACGAAGCCACCAAGTTCGCTACCCCGTATCAGTCCGTTGGTGCGAGAGGTGTGAACAATCTAGCCTCTGCTCTTCTTCTTTCTCTACTCCCTCCCAACGCACCATTCTTCCGACTTATCCTCGATGAAGGTGAGGAGAGGAAGATTGAGGGCATTGACCCAACCATTCTCTCGGAGGTAGAGGATTCTCTTTCTCAAATCGAACGGGCCATCAACAAAGAGATCGAAGGCGGCAACATGCGTGTCTCTCTCTTTGAAGGACTCAAACATTTGATTGTAACTGGCAATGTGCTGATGTACATGCCAGAGGATCTACCTGTCCGAGTATGCCGCCTTGATCGGTACGTTGTCAAGCGATGTCCACAAGGCTACGCACGATGCATCATTCTCAAAGAGACAGTGCATCCCTCGATGTTGCCGCCTGCGATACGAGAAAAAGTAATGGCAGGTGTGGAGTCTTCACAAGAAAATGTGGAGATGTACACAAAGCAAGAAGCAATTGACATAGACAATGTTGAGATTACACAAGAGGTCGGCGGTGTACCGATTCCTGAAGTAACCCAGCAATTCAAAAAGAGCGAAGCCCCCTTTCTTGCACTCCGCATGGTTCGCGTCGATGGTGAAGATTACGGTCGCGGTTATGTAGAACAGTACTACGGCGACCTGTCCTCCTTGGAGGGTCTGAGTAAGGCCATCGTTGAGGGATCTGCGGCGGCTGCTAAGATCCTGTTTCTCGTTAACCCGAACGGCACAACTCGTGCCCGGACACTTGCAGAGTCACCCAACGGTGCAATTAGAGAAGGATCAGCAAATGATGTCAGTGTATTGCAAACGCAGAAAGCGGCGGATTTCAGCGTTGCTTTTAGTGCAATCAAACAAATTGAAGATCGGCTTTCGTATGCATTCCTCCTCACCGAATCAACTATACGCAATGCGGATCGGGTCACGGCTGAAGAAGTCCGACTCGTAACGCAGTCGATTGAAAAACAACTGGGTGGGATTTACTCCGTACTGTCTCAAGACTTCCAACTTCCAATGCTCAAGCGAGTAATGAAGCAGATGTCCAAAGACAAAAAGTTGCCATCGTTGCCGTCCGACAAGATCGTGCCAACCATCATTACTGGTGTGGAGGCATTGGGTCGTGGTTCAGACTTGAACCGATTGGACAGTTACTTGGCTGGCATTGCACAGATTTTGGGTCCGCAAGCAATCCAAGAATACGTCAATGTCTCTGAATACCTCAGCAGGCGTGCTGCCTCGTTGGGTATTGATCGTCGTGGTCTTGTTCGTACTCAAGAAGAACTTGATCAGATGCGGCAACAAGCCGCTATGGCCCAAATGGCCCAACAGGCTGGACCGCAAGTGCTTGCCAATGCGTCCGATGCCGCAACCCAACAACCAGAACAATGAGTGACCATCAATCCGTAAACATCATTCCCGACAACATGGAGAACGCTCCATCGTTGGAACAAGAAGCCGCAGCAATGGAGCAACAACTCGGTGAGCCGCAAGCCCCGCAAGAAGTCGAAGTTGACGAACACACCGAGGAACGACCCGCGTGGCTCCCTGAGAAGTTCGACTCGCCAGAAGCCCTCGCAGCCGCCTACGCCTCCCTCCAATCAGAGTTCAGCCGAGCAAGAGGCGAGCAGGTAGAAGGAGAGGACTACGGTGAAGAAGGTGAAATCGAGATCGCACCATTTAGCGATGAAGACATGATGCCCTTCACAGTGGAGTTTGAGCAAACCGGCGACTTGTCTGAAACATCTCGGCAGGCGTTGGCTGAACGTGGGCTACCCCGTGAGATGATTGATCGCTACGTCGAAGGTATGCAGGCTCAGACTCACCTTGAGTTGATGAATGTGTACGACACCGTGGGTGGTGAAGATAACTACGCCGCAATGGTTGACTGGGCTGCTCAGAACCTTGACCCTCAAGAGCAAGAATCTTTCAACCACATCGTTACGACTGGCGATCAGAATGCGATGATGTTTGCAGTAAACAGTCTTCGTGCGAGATGGGAAGCGTCAGGTCAAATGCCACAGCCGCAGTTGTTGCAAGGCGATTCTGGGTTTGAGGGGGCATCCGAACGCTTTGAGTCCTTGGCTCAAGTTACTGCCGCAATGAAAGATCCTCGCTACAAGACGGATTCTGCATACCGCCGGTCTGTTGAACTCCGTCTTGCTCAATCTCAAGTCCTGTAAGGAAATCACATGCCTAACAAACCCGGATACAAAACTACAGAATTCTGGCTGTCTCTTTGTGCAGTCGCCCTTGGTGCGGTCATCGGATCAGGAGCCATTCCTGCGGACGGACCTTGGGTTCAAGTCGTTGCCTTGTTAAACACAGCCTTGGTAGCCATGGGCTACACAGGTTCTCGTCTGACTCTTAAGAATGGAGCCAAGTAATGAAGAAAAAGATGACTCCCAAGCAAAAGCGTTTGGCTGCTCTTGCTCCTCCTCGTAACAAAATCACCAAAGCCGACATCATTGTTGGTGCAAAAAAGAGAGGCGGTAAGAAGTAATGGCTTACGGCAAACCTAAGAAACCAGTTCCGGTTAAGAAACCCAAACCAAAAAAGGGGTATTGAGCATGATGCATCGTAAACGCAAAAAGAAAAAAGGGGCAATGCAAAAGTTCTTGGAAAAGAACCAAGTTTTCAAGAGCATGAAAAAACCAATGACAGCCCCTACTGCTTCAGGCGGTGGCTTGCTTCGCCAAAACTTGAAAATCGGACCAGCAGTTCTTAGTGAAGTGGCAAACCCCCAAGTCGGTGGAGCCATCCGAAATCAAGCGGGCACTGTCCCCCCACGCGGAAATCCTCTTGCACCTAGACCTGTTCCCGGTCTTCGGCGTGAAATGGAAAAAGTAAACCGCCGCGTTCGTCAGAGGTTTGGGGCTAAGTAATGTCTAGTCCAAAGCCCACCAACCCCGCCTTATGGTCACGGGCAAAAGCGTTGGCTCGCAAGAAGTTCAAGGTGTACCCGTCTGCCTACGCCAACGGCTGGGCGGCTAAGTGGTACAAGTCCAAAGGTGGTGGATGGCGTGGGGGTAAGAAATGAAGCATGCTAAACGCTCTGACATGAAAATCAAGGCTGACAAGAAAAAGTTCAAGCCACACATGATGTTCCCTAAGGGTGGTGGTAAACCTAAGTTTGCCAAGACCTACGAAGATCACATCCGACTTGGTAAGCAGGGGTACGGGCATACGAAGCCCAAGAAATGAGTTATCAAGGCGGTCTTCGGAAGTGGTTCAAAGAGGACTGGCGTGATGTCAAAACTGGGGAGAAGTGTGGTCGCAAGTCAGCCAAAGGTGGATCAAAGCGTCCCTACCCAGCATGTCGCCCAGCAGCCGTAGCAAAGCGACTTTCGATTAAAGAAAAGAGGGCCACTGCTCGTCGTAAGACTGGGAGTGGTCGTGTCAATTGGCAAATCACCGCATCCGGTAGAAGGAGAAAACGTGGCAATTAATTATCGTGGCGAAAGATTCTCCGGCTACAACAAGCCCAAGAGAACCCCCGGCAAATCCAAGAAGTTTGCTGTGCTGGCAAAGCAGGGAAGCAAGGTTCGCTTGATCCGATACGGTGATCCCAACATGAAGATTAAGAAGAACATTCCCGGTCGGCGTAAGAACTTCCGAGCAAGACATGGCTGCGACAGCCGACCACCAAGCAAACTGTCTGCTCGATACTGGTCATGCAAGAAGTGGTAAAATGTGGAATGCGCTATTTACTGCTTTGTTTCAGGTACTTCTTCCATTCGTACTTGCGGGCAAAACCGCCAAAAACGCCACTCGTCCTCCTGAGCATCACGCTTGGAAGCGTCGGATGTCAGAGTTCGAGCGTCGTATTCGTGGAAGAAAGTGATGGACTCGTGAGGCTCGGCCCCGATGTCCGTGGAAAAGTCTACTATTGGGATGGTGAGGGATGGTCCCTCTCGTCTTCTGTAGTCCGGTTACCAGAAGGTTGGTATGCCGGATCCTTGAATGGTTCTCAAGATGAAACTTGGCCCGATGCGTCGGATAACTAAGGGACACAAAGAATCAGTCATTTGTCTAATGCGTTCAACTTAAGGAGTCACAATGGCTTACAACGCAACAAGTCCAAACCGGTTTGGTAATAACGCCGCAACCGCTACGGACGTAAATGAACTGTTCCTTAAGGTGTTCTCAGGGGAAGTCCTGACCACCTTCGAGGAAACCAACTTGATGATGGGTCTGCACCGTGTGCGTACCATCTCCAGCGGTAAGACCGCTCAATTCCCTGTGACTGGTGTCGCATCAGCCAAGTACCACACCCCCGGTGAAAGTGTCTTGGTCGATAACGTGGACTACCTGTCTTCCATCAACCACGGCGAAGTGACCATCTCGATTGACGGTGTGCTTCAGTCTTCAGCCTTTATTGCTGACATTGATGAAGCGAAGAATCACTACGATGTTCGTTCCATCTACTCCACCGAAATCGGTCGAGCGTTGGCATACCACGCAGACAGAGCAGTTATGCGTACTGTTATTGCAGGGGCACGGAAGACCACTGACCGCTTCGGAACGGCTCAAACCACCGATTCGGGTGTTGCAGGCAGTAAGTACCTCGGTGGTGTTATCAGTATCCAAGGTACTCAGGCGGCTACGGGTACTCACATTCTTTCAGAAACCCAGTACGGTGGCTCTGTCAGTCAGGGTATTGGCGGACAACTTTACGAAGGCATCTTCAAAGCCGCTAACCTGATGGATAGCAAGAATGTGTCTCGTGAAGGCCGATACTGCATCCTCAGTCCAGATAACTACTACAAGTTGCTGACTGAGCAGAAAGATGCCATCAACCGAGACTTCAACCCAGAAGGCAACGGTTCGTTGTCCGGCGGTGAATTGGTCGAGATTGCTGGCATTCGCATTCTGAAGTCCACTCACCTGCCATCTGGTGATGAGACTGGTGTGTCGGAAGATGCAAACTTTGGTGACGCTGCCATCAATAACAATGTCTTTGATGATGCTGCTACAGGCGGCTACTCCGGCGTTAACTTCACTGGTACTCAAGGTATTGTCTTCCAAACTGAAGGCGTGGGTAGCGTGAAGTTGATGGATCTGTCTATGGAGTCCGAGTACTTCATGGAGCGTATGGGTACGCTTATGCTTGCCAAATACGCAATGGGTCACGGCGTTCTTCGTCCTGAAGCCTGCTACGAGTTGGTGAACACCGGAACAACGCCTTAATCTGGTACACTGATCTCGTCTGAGTTCTCCACTTGGGGCCACCCGTAGTTCTGCTATGGGTGGCCCTATTCTTATGCAAAAGGAGCATCAATGTCTGTTCAAATGACCACGGAACTTAATGCGGTAAACACCATGCTTAGTGCTATTGGTGAGCCACCCGTAACTACGCTTGATGGGCAAACAAATGCCGATGCTGCTATTGCACAAAACATCCTGTTAGAAATTAATCGAGAAGTCCAAACGATGGGCTGGCATTACAACACTCAGTTTGATGTTGAGTTTCAGCCGGACACGCAAGGTCTAATTACTCTTCCTACCAACGTAGTCCGCATTGATATTGATCCACGAGTAAGAAGCGGCACGCCTGATATGGTGTCAAACCTTACCGATAATCGGGATATCACTCAACGTGGCACAAGACTGTTTAACAAAACAAAAAACACCTTTGTGTTTGAGAAAAACGTCACGGTAACCGTGATTTACCTTTTGCCTTTTGTTGAGTTGCCGGAAGCAGTAAGAAGGTATGTCACTATTAAAGCGGCCCGTGTATTCCAAGACCGTATGGTGGGGTCACAAAAACACCATTCGTTTACTCGTCAAGATGAGATGAGAGCATTGGCCTTAATGAAAGAGTTTGAAATGGATACTGCTGACTACAGCATCTTTGGCAACTATGACACTCTTCGTATTGTCAATCGGGGAGATGCCCAGCGAGGTATTCTTTAATGCCGCTTGTTCTTACTTCTGTTCCTGATTTAACTGGCGGTGTTTCGCAACAACCTGTATCGCAGCGTGGCATGAACCAGTGCGAAAATCAAGTTAACGCGATGCCGTTGATGGTGGGTGGCCTAATCAAACGACCTCCGCTAAATCACGTTAACGAGATCAAAAACGGAACAAACAGTATCTC